CATTTATGCTACTAGACATAATTCCAAATATATCAAAAATATTACTCAAAATTGTTCCACCTGACTTAACCTTATTAATACAACCTAAAGCAATATCTAAAAAATCTTGAAAATGTGAATATTCAAAAACTTTACTAGATATAGCTACAACAAATATATTAATTAATTTATGAATAATAGTACCTTCTGATAATGCTTTAGCTATTTTAGCAGGTATGCTTAATAAATCGTCTAATCCTTGCGGAGTTATAACAATCATGTTTCTAACTCGATTAATTACTCTTGTAAAATAATTATCTCCTTTTAACAACTCATATAAAACTTCAATAGCATTCGAAAATATAGCTAATTCAACCGATGTCGCATTCAAATCTGAATGATTCAACAAAGCCCATAGAGTCACTATTCTACTTGCAATAGATATATTGTTTTCAAATAAATCCTTAACTCCATAAGCAAATGTTTTAAATTTAGTATAATAATAACTAAATTCTGCAATATTCTCAATACCATTTCGATATATATTTGGTTCTTCAAAAATACTTTTGAACAAACTAATAATATCCCAAAATTTACCTTGAGGTTTCAATTCAATTCTCACTTTTTCAAATTCATGTCTCTCATGTTCTGTAAATGCTAAATAAAACATATTATAAATTGGAAAATTATCTTTTAAATTATCCCCATTTATAAATCCTGGCATATTTAACACCACGTCGAAATCTACATTAATTTTAAAAATATACCCTCTAGCACGCTCTCTATCCCTAATAGATAAATCTCGTACTCTATTAAGTATATGATTTAAAATCTTTGAATCTTCATTGGAATTTAAAAATTTAATAACATCTAAAAAATGCTCACTTCTATTTGTATTACAAACGTAATTACGAATCATCTTTGAACACTTTTCTTTCACTAAATGTAATTTCAATGATCGATAAATTTCTTCTCCACTTCTTTCTCTACAACTCTTAGATTGGGGAACTAAAACGAAATCTTTTAAGATTTCATCTAAATCATCTTCAACCTTTTTTACACGATCAGAATATTTAACAATATTCTTCTTCTTCTTCATAAAAAATCTCTTCTTGCTTGGTACCTCCAAACGAGAAGATAGAAATTCTTTATTTAGAATTGAAGTTCTACGATTCCACTCACTAATTCTTAAATCTAATTCTGTAACAACCGTATTACAATAAATTGGATTTCTTTTACTAATTACGCTTGGTTCTTCCAAGTTAACAGTTTCGCTGAACGTAATTAAAGTATCACTTAATAATTGAAAATAATCCAAATGTTTAACACATCCTAATTCTTTCAATTTAACAACTAACATAATTAAATCATATCTACAAACACGACTTAAATAAACATCTAAATTCTTTAAATTATCATACAACAAATT